AACATTGTGGGCCGATTCTATTGAATCGACTTTGTCGGGTTTGCATTGCGATGTTCTGAAATTCGATGACGTAGTTTCGAATACCAACTGCCAAACACCAATGACTCGTGAAAAATTGAAGAATCATATCGATACCACGATGTCTGTATGTGATACGTGGGGCTGGATAGACATGATCGGCACCCGGTATTTTCCGGATGACTATTATGGATATCTTGAAGCGTTATCCGATGAAAAGCCAGAGATTTATGGAATCAAGCTATTTAAAAGAGCAGCTTGGTACGTAAAGTCAGAGTTCGCGCATATCGGGAACAAGAAAGTCAAGGAATTGCAAGAGCACATGGTTACCTTGACCTTCCCGGAGCACGCAGACTGGAAATTCCTTCAGGGTAAGTTAAGAAACGAATACACCTTCCGTTGTCAGTATCTGAACGAACCCGTATGGGGCTCGGATCAGATCGATATGCCGTTAGAGTTATTGAAGGCTCGCCAAATGAGTCCGGTGGAAGCCAATTCTCTAAAGGGTGAAATTTTCATAATGGGAGATATGGCGAAAGAGGCTAAGAAGAATTCTGATTACTCTACTTTCATTGCCATAAAACTCTTTAGGAAGAGAGACCCAAAGACATATCAACAGGACGGAGTTGTTGCAGCCGTTGTCCTTGAAGTTGTTTATGGACGATGGACACAGACAGAGACAGCGCATCAACTTGCCGAGATAAATCGAAGATGGACTCCACGCCGCATCCAAATAGAAAATACGGGCGGATTGGAATCCTTCATCAATTACGCGGTACCCGAGGCATTTAGAAGAACAGGATTGCCATGGTATCACATATTCTGGGCACCAGTTGAACAGGGATACGACGCGAAGCGCAATCGTATTAAGGGTCTTGAGGTTCTTCTTAAGGCCGACAGATTGTATTTCGCCATGGGTCCCTGGAATGATGAGTGCTTCACGCAGTTGAGTCAATACACGGGCGCGAAGAGTACTCGTTCGAGGAAAGATGATATCCCGGATGCGATGTCGTTTATTAGTCGATATCTTCCTAGCAGTTCTCCAAAATCCCCTGAACAACAGCAACAGGAAGTGGAGCAACAAGAAAGAGAAATCGGCGCGAAACTTTTGAAAGCACAACATGATGCGATGTTCGGAGCAACAAATTTTACATTTGTTCCTATAGCAGATGACACGTATCAACCTCCAATATCTTCAAACCCGAATAACAGCAACATCACCCAACGGTTATTCGGAAATAACGGGATGAGAGCTTAACATGACGGAACCGCTTAATCAGCACGCGGCTGAAACCCTTGAGAGAAGGGCAGTCGAGGCTGTTGGCAACATTACGTCAGAGAACATGATAAAGAACCCTGCAACGGGAACTTATATGTTTGATGATGAGGCAGCATTAAAGTTAGTTATAGACGATGCCGCACGTGCAGATAACTACATCAACATCAATCAATGGGCTTCTAGCTGGCAGGACTCCGATATTATTTTGCAGAGTCCTCGTCAATCGAGCGCATTCGATGGTGGAAACGTAGCTCAAGCAAACGTTCCGAAGTTTACTCTTTCAAATCACATCAGTTCGATTGTCCCGAAGATTATTGAGGGATTGTTCTACGAAGACCCTCCATTCTTGCTACGCCCTCGTCCGGGAACAAAGCAAGAGGTAACACGAGCTAAGACCGCGCTGTTCTCTGCTCAACTATGGGATATGAAGTTTAAAACCCAAGTGGAGCGCGGCACAGATCAGATGGCTCTATTTGGTACGACCATCTTCAAGTGGGGCTACCTAGAGAAAAAGGAAAAAGTTGAACGGTATCGTCGTAAGCAAGCCCAGGCGATCCTAGATACTTCAATTCCGACTCCTCCAGTAGATACCCCAGAGTCCGACGATTACGAAATCTATATCGATGAAGTAAAGATTTCTCGACCGTGGATTAAGTTTTGTGACATACGTACAACTCTTGTAGACCCAGGGACGCGAGTCGGAGACATCCGAGAAGCGAAGTGGGTTATCTATCGAGATTACGCTACGTTTGATGACTTGAATTCTCTTCGTAATGTTCCGGGATATGATATTCCGGATGAAGAGGATTTGAAAGCATTTTTCTTGTCCGGTCCAACAGTTAAGCCGGACAATATTACAATGACCATACCAGAAGGTATGCGTGGCTATTTGCAGCACGCTCTTCCGCGTAGCTTTAGAACTAGCTCTGATCCTCAAGACTCTCCTATGGAAATTCTTGAGCGTTGGGACAATCAAAAAGTCATTGTCGTACTTGCATTCAGCGGTAGAAATATTCTGCTTCGAAATGAGCCGAATCCTTACGGCAAGATTCCATTCTTCAGCGCAAACTGGAGAAATCTTCCGGACGCTTTTTATGGTCAGGGACTAGGACAGTTAATCGGATCAGAACAGATCGTTGAACAAGGAATAACAAATCTTGCACTTGACCTACTTGCATACGGATTGCAGCCAACTGCCGTGCGTAAGGAGGGCTTCAATGTTCCGACACAGATGACCCGCTGGAAGCAAGGCGGCATTATTGATGTGGACGACGACGTTGACAAGGCATTCAAGTTCCTGACAATGCCTCCAGTTCCGGGAGAAGCCTGGCAGTTTTTGCAACAGGCGAGAGCCGCAGCACAGGAGACATCAGGCGCGAACGAACAGGTCATGATGGGCGCTGGCAGTGCTGGCGTCAAAACAACCGGAATGCGTTCAGGCACAGGAGCAGCAGCCGTTGTACAGGCTAACGCATCTCGTTTGGACGGCCCGAGCAGCCGTTTGGTTGAGCAGGTATTCGTACCGTGGCTCTATCAGATGGACGAGTTGAACAATAGATTGCTTCCTACATCAGTTCTTCGCCGAGTTCTCGGTGAAGAGCTAGGAACAACCTATATGGGAGACCATATTGAGTTTCGAAATGCGAAATTCGAATATGAAGTGCTCGCCGGGGCACATCTTGGAGCCAAGAAGGAGATGGCTCAGGCGTTGCCGATCATTATTCAGTTATTGAATAACCCGACGTTCGTGAAGAATGTAAACGATGCCCACTATCAATTCGACGCAGTCGCAATCTTCAAGGCATTTACTGATGCCGCAGGCTGGAAGTTTAGTCAAGACTTCCTACGCCAGATGACAAAGGAAGAAGCGCAGCGTTATGAAGCGAACTCTCCGGCTGCTATGCAGGCGCAACAATTAAAGGCGCAACAAGCAATGCAGGCACAGAAGTTCCAGCAAGATCAACAACTGGAAGATCAGAAGACTCTTGGCAAGGCCGGAGCGGAAGTCCTACGTTCGGCAACCGAGCACAGTCTAAATATGGAAGCAGCAGGACAGCCAAGCGAAAATCCTCAGAGCTTTGGTTCTGAGACAACCGCTTAAAAAGGAAAACCAATATGCCCGTACCACTTTTAGCAGGTGAGTTAACGTTGACCCAGAGAGTTTCTTTGGCGTCACTTAAGCAGCATCCGGGATTTCCGGTCCTGGAGCAGCTACTCATGGCTGCTTGTAAGCGTGCTACCGAGGAAGTCATTAAACTTGACCCAATTGAAGAGGGCTATGAGCGAAAACTCAAAGCCCTCCAGTTGAAAGCTCGTGAGCGAAATGAATTTTCTCTTTTGATTCTCGGATCAATTGAGTGGCAATCAGATGTTGATGTCATTCAGAAACAAGAACAAGAGAGTAAGCCGGAAGAAAATCGAATTGTAAAACCCCTCGTCAAAAGGACGGAATAAATGAGCGTAACCCCAGGAATAACTCCTGAAACTCTCACATTTGATGAAATCAAAAAGTGGAGTGGTCAGGAAATGAAAGACCAAATGCGTCGTTCCGATGAAATGCGGGCGGCTGTCTATAAGATTATTACTTCTCGATCTCTTGATGAAGTTCAGACAGCGCAAGCACAGATCGATGCAAATAATCCTCCGGCAGAGGCAGTGGTATCTGCTGAGGAAGCAGCCGCAACAGAACAGCAACGTTTAGCGGCTGAAGCCGAAGCACAGGCAGCGGTAGCACGAGAGACCGCACGTCAGGCAGCAGAAGCAGCAGAAAACGAGCAATTGCGAGCCGCTGGTATCGCGGTTGTACGCGATCAATACGGCAATATCTCTAAGCTCATTCAAGATTATCAGGTTGATGATGAGCACGGCAATCCTATCGGACGACCGACTCACTTAGAAGCTCGAAGTTGGCCTGAATTAGTTGCAAAACAAAAAGAAGCGCACAGTCAAGCGACACGAGCGTTTCATCGTTTGAAGTCGCAAAAGATTTCGTTCAAAGAGCAGCCAGTTGTTTCCACGCAGCAGACAGACGCAGAACTATTGGAGGCTATGAAAGATTTACGTTCGGACGATCCTAAGAAACAACTTGATGCTATCCGAAAGGTTCAGCAGGCCGAAGC